GGCCTTGATGCGCTGGACCTCTTCGTCGTTGGAGGCGTCGAGGTAGGCGATCACCTCGTCCTGGCTGTGCTTGGACGGGTCGTAGTCGACCGGGGTGAGCGGCTCCGTCTGGACGCCCATGCCGAAGCCGACGGACGGCGCGGAGCCGTGGCCGAGGTTCGTCAGTGCGTCAACGTCCGAGCCGGTCTCGGTGGCGTCCTCGGTGGCCTCGTCGGCGGGGAAGAGGCCGTAGCCCTGACGGCGGAAGTACTCGATGGCCGCGCGGCCTTCCTTCGTCGAGTCGTCGACGTAGCCGGTGCCCTTGTTGAAGGACACCCCGACGGACTCGCCGCTGAAGGAGCGGACGGGGGCTTCGATCCGGAACTTGGTCACGCTGATCACCGCACCTTCACGTTGCGCAGGACGCCGCAGCTCTTGGTGTTGCGGAGGACGGCCGCGACCGGGCCCATCTCGACCTCACCGGACTTGACCGCTCCGGGCTGGGTGAAGTCGGGCAGGTAGGTCTCGACGAGCGGGGTGCCCGCCATCGCGGCACCGTGGAAGGCGTCCAGACCGAGACTGACGGCGTAGATGTCGGTCAGGCCGGTGATGACGCCGCCCGCGCCGCCGCCGTCGGTGTCCGCCGAACGGATGGGGATGATCGGGGCGGAGCCGTCGGCGCGGTCGCCGAGGTCCACGAGGACCCAGTCGCCGTACCGCTCGATGAGCATGCCAAGGTCGTTGCGCTCGCTGGTGAACTGCGAGGCGCGGCGGGCCAGGGACTTGATGCGGCTGATCGACTTGGTGTTGCCGAGTACCGCCTTGACCCCGGCGGGGACCGAGCCGTCGGCGCCAGTGTCACCGGATCCGGTCTGCGAGCCCATGATCCGGGAGAGGAAGTCGTCGAACGCGTCGAACGCGCTCATGGCGATGTCCTCGGTGGTCACCGTCGCCGGAGACCAGTCGAGGTATCCCGTGGTGATGCCCTCGGCGAGCGGCAGGTACTCCGTGGACTGACCCGTCAGGGCCTTGTCGAGACCGTCGAACCCGGTGTCGTCGACTGCGGTGTCGCCGAGGATCAGCTCCTGCTGGAAACGCGTCCGCATGCTGGTGAGCTTCTGCGCCAGCTGGAAGGTGGTCTCGTTGGACTGTGCCGGGCCGAGCCGGGCGAGCTTGCGGTCCACGGTCCACGATCCACCCAGCGGGTGGAGTTCGACCGTCTTACGCTCGCGGGTCGCCTGGTTGGGGACGTACTCCTCGTTGAACCGCCGGAACGACGCCATGGACGGGGCGAGGAGCCGGGTGTAGCCGTAGGTCAGCGCGGCGCCGCCCGTGCCCGGGGTGACGGTGTCGTCCCAGACCATGTTGTTGAACAGCCACGAGTTGCGGCGGAGGTTGTCGATGACGGCGAAGTCGATGTCCGCCGTCGTGTTGAGCTGCGCCTGAGCGAGCGTCACGGGCATGGGGTACTCCTGAGGTCAGTTTCCGTAGTGATTCGAGATCGCCCCTGCGAGCGACCCGGAGCGCTTGGCCGAGCCTTCGCGGGTGCCGCCGGACAGGTCCGCACCGGACTTCCCCGCGGGCGGGGTCACAGCGAAGGCGGCCTTGTTGCCGTCGACCGCTTCCTTGATGGCCTTGTCGAGCGCGTCGTTGAAGCCCTTGTCGGAGGGGTCGAGTTCGGCGATCGCAGCGACGAACGAACGCGAGTCGAGGAGGGCGCCGGCCTTGGCCTGGAGCTTGTCGGCCCGCGACCAGACGGCGAGTTCGACGTCCTTCGCGCGCAGGGCCGCGTCCTTCTGGCCGATCGTGGTGTCCTTCTGCGCGATCGCGTCGGCGAGGGCCTTCGGGTCGGGCGGGGTGTCGTCCTTGACGAAGCCGAGCGCCTTGCCGAGTTGCTGGGTGAGCGCCTTGACGGCGTCGTCGGCGGCCTGCTTCTTGGCGTCGGTGCGCGCCTTACCCGCGTCGCGGCGGGCGTCGGCGAGTTCCTTCTCCAGCCGCTTCACGGTGGCTGAGAGGTCGTCACCCTGGCCGTCCTTGCCCTGGCCGCCTCCGTCGCCGGAGCCTTGGCCGCCGTCTCCGTTGCTGGAGCCTCCTCCGTCACCGGAGCCGCCGCCATCGCCTGCGCCTGCGTCACCGCCGTCTCCGCTGCCGGATCCGGAGCCGCCGCCGTCCCCTCCGTCCGCGTACAGGAACGGGGAGAAAGGGCCGTGGCCGTACGGGTGTGCCCAGCCGGTGCCTGCGAGTCGGGGCAGGGTCTTCTTCCGCATTGCGCCCTCCAGGGCTGTGGTCGCCCGCGCCTGGCGGGCATGTGGGTTCGGGCCGCGCCTGGCGGTCCCGGTGGGTGGTGCGTTGCGGCCTGCGCCTGGCGGGCCGCTCAGGAGTGACCCGCGCCTGGCGGATCGGTGGTGCTCCGCCCGCACCAGGCGGGCGGAAGTCTGTGTCAGCGCGCGGCGCCGAGTTGCTCGCGGCGGGACTTGCGCGGCAGCCCGGTCTCCCCGACCAGCTCGCGGATGCGGCCCTGGTACTCGCGGACCTTCGCATTCGCCCGGGTCTTCTTCGCGTCGTCGATCGCCCCGGCAGCCTCGCGCTTCCACTTGCGGACCTGCCGCTCGAGATACCGCTGCTGCTGCGACTGCTCGTACGACGCCCTCGACGGCGGCTTCGGTCGCGGCCGCGTCACCCCGGGCAGATACGCGCTGACGTTGTGGCGGCAGTTCGGATGGAACAGCCCTGCGGCGCGGGCCTCCGGGAGACTGCCGGCCACGCGGACGCGGACCGTACGGTCGTCCTGGGTGGTGTGCTGGACCTCGACGGTGTCCGGTCCGGAGGGGCCGCTGCGGCGCAGCACCTTGCCCTCCCACGGCTTGCAGCGCGGGCACTCCTCCGGGGCATCCGACACGATGACGAGGTCAACTCCGGCCGCCGCCAGCTGCTCCGTGTGCGCGTCCACTGCCGCACGCCCGAGCGCGGACCGGGTGGCCATCTCCACGTACGAGGTCATGTTCCATGGCCGTCCGGCCCGGTCCACGAATCCCGTCACTCCACGGTTCGCGAACCGGGCCAGGGCCCTCCCCGCCGCCTCCCTGCGGGTCGTTGCCCCCAGGAGGGGAGCTGATGTGGCCTCGGCGATCACCTGCCGGTACACGTCGAGGCCGGTGCGGAGCATCCGCATGTGGACGGGGCCCGTCTCTTGTACGAGCGCGCCCGCGAGCCTGTCCACCGTGCGCGTGCCCGCGGGGATCAACGCTACGTGCGGGGCGAGCGCGCCGAGCTCGGCGACAGCAGCCTGCGTCCCGCGGCCGTACGCCTCCGAGACAGCCCGGTGGATCGCGCCGGACGCGTCAGTCTGAAGCGCGGTGATGATGTCCTCGATCGCCGTGCGCAGGCTGCCGACCGCGTTCAGCTTCAGGCTGGCCCACAGCGGGGAGTCGAGTCCGGCAGCGAGGGCCGTTGCGATCTTCTCGATGAGGGCCAGTTCGGCCTGCTCGTACAGCGTGGACACGGCGGCCGCGAGGTCCTCGGCCATGTCGGGGCTGACCGGCATACCGCCTCCCCGCTACTCCTCGGAGGCTGTGCCCGCCGGGTCGCCCTCGTCAGTCGGCTCCTCGCCGTCCTGCGCACCGAACTGCGGGCGGTCAGCGCCGAGCGTGAGCGGATCCTCGACCAGGCGCCCCGTCTCCTTCTGGATCCGGGTCACCTCCTCCAGCTGCTCGCGCTCGTCCCAGTCCGGGTGCAGAAGCGCCACCTTCGCCTCGGTCGACGCGGCCTCCGCCTGCTGCAGCAGCGCCGCCGTCTCGGCCAGGGTCTTGATGTCGTCCTGCACGGAGTCCTGGAAGACGACGTCGGGCCGCTCGACCTCAACGCCAGCCACGCCCGGGAACATGCCGGACGCCTCCAGCATGAGGAGCACCTCGACGACGTCGGCGATCCTCGTCGCCGCCAGCTCGGCCTTCTCCGCCCGGGTGGTCATACTGCGCGCCGTACGAGCCTTGATCTCCGTCGCAGTGGCGGCCGGCCCATCCGTGTCGTCGCCAAACGTGCCGCCGGAGTAGCCCGCGTTACGGATCACCTTGCCCACGAGTTCCTCGATCGTGGCCCGGTGCTCCTCGTGCCTGATCGTGAACTGGTTCAGGGTGATCGACTGGTCGGCGGTCGGTGGGATGTTCATCTGCGCGAAGACCTCGTGGTCCTCCCACGCCGCGCCCATGCCGGGCCCGTTCGAGTGGAGGTAGCCGGCCGGGACGATGATCCGGGACTTGGCGAGGCGGATGTCCCGCATCCACGACGTCCACGTCTCGTCGACCGCGCTGAGGAACGTCTCCGCGCCCTGGTAGTCGCTCGTTCCGAGCCCGGCCGCGCCGGGGATGTCGTCCCAGTCGGGGGCGACCATGGTGTTCGGGATGTACGTGCAGGCGAGTCGCTTCCCGATCGGCAGTGTGCGGGCGGGCTGGAGGTTCTTCGTCTCCGCGAAGGCGCCCATGTCGATCTGCTTGCCGAGGTTCTGCTCGGTGCCCTCATACACGCCGTGCAGGATGACGCCCGGCTCGTGCCGCTCCAGGTGCCGGACGACCTTCTGCCCGTCAACGGCGAGGACCGTCCAGAACGTGACCGCGCGGAGCCTCTCGCCGTACGCGAACTCGGGGTGCGCGCCGTCCCCTTGGACCATCGAGATCCACGGGCGGTCGCTGATGTCGTCGTCCCACACGATCCGCAGGTAGGAGCCGCCGATTGCTGAGCCGACCGCGCCGGAGCCGATCAGGGTGCGCTTCATCCCGACGTCCATCAGCTCTTCGAGACGCTCCTGGGTGGCCTTGTTCTCCGCCTTCAGGGTGGGTGGCTCGGAGTAGAGCAGGCCGGACGAGGTGCGGGCGATGTCCCGGGCGAGCGGCATGTGGAGGTTGGCGCGCTTCTCACCGAGCGGGGTGGGCTCGCCCCAGAACCAGCGGGCGACGCGGCCGACCATGCCGCCCCGGTATTGGGAGGGCCGGTTCTGCATCTGGCCGAAGCGTCCGTTGTCGCGGTGCCGGTTGAGGTAGCGATACGACAACCGGTCGGGGTTGGCGGCGAACCAGGCGCGCCAGTCGGCCATGTCGGCGGCGATGGCGGGGTGGATAGGCGGCCAAGGGGTGTTCTTACTCGGGAGCGGCATCGTCCACCCCCTCGCCGGTCTCGGCCGGATTTTCCATGCGGTCGGCGACTGCCCGGAGGAAGGGCGCCATCTCCCGCCAGATCGTGGACTCGGTGAGCGGGCCGTCCTCATCCGTGAAGGTGATCGTTCCCCACTGCGCCTCGGTGTCGCCGACGCGGACGAACACGGGCATCGTGACCTCTGTGCCCATCAGGCAGCCACCTCCAGGCTCGTCACCGGCAGCAGATGCCGCCACTCATTCACCGAGCTGTGCAGCCCGTACCGCAAACCGTCCACGCTGTGGTCGTCGACCTTCAGCGGCTGATCCACGCCCTTGAGCGAGGCTTTCTCGTCCCACACGTACGCCGGCAGCTCTTCGAGGAGCCCTGTGCACGAGCGGTGGATGGACAGGATGTTCTCGCCGAACGCCGTGGACACCGACCGGATGCCGTCCTTCACTTCGTTGTCCGCCTTGGCCACGCCGGGCATGCCGTCAGACCACAGCTGGGTCATGAACGAGGCTGCCGATGGGTCTACGAAGATCCAGTTGGGTGCGACGCCCTTCGTGCCCCGGTGCTCGTACGACGCCAGCCAGCGCCGCACGCCCACGCTGTACTGCGCGTCCGTCAACTGCCTCCGAGCGGTCCGCGAATCGTGCCGGTACTCCGACGCGACGTACATCCGGCTGTCCGCGCCGAGCCCGATCAGTAGCGCCGCGAACGGGTTCACCGTGCCGTAGTCCAGGCCCACGCACATCCACCGCGTGATCTCCGGCAGCAGGTCGACGACATGCCGCGCCTCGTCGAAGGCGTCGTAGATGACGCCCTCCGCCAGACACCACTCGCCGAGGATGTATCGGCGGAAGAACAGCCCCTGGTGCGACCGCCTCAGCGAGGCGACGTACGCGGTCGGGAGGCTGGGGTTGTCGTCGAGGACGAAGCTGAAGCGGTGCACGTCCAGTGCACTCGGATCCTGCGACTCGACGAGCGTTCCGTCGCGGCGCACGTGCAGCCGGGCCCGGTCGAGGATCTGCTTCTTCAGCCAGTGGTTCGGGCCCTCAGGGTTCGTCGTGCCGAACCACTGCGCGCCCTCAACACTGAGGCGGGTCTCCAGCATCTGGAAGAACGTCTGGGGGTAGGTCGTGACCTCGTCCATGTAGGCGCCCGCGAGGGTGAGGCCCTTGATCTTGTCGACGGCCTTCTCATCGTTCGCGCCGGCCACGTAGATCGTGCGGCCGAAGATGACGACCTCGCCCACGCCCGCGCGGTAGACGCAGCGCTTCTTGCCGATCATCTGCTCGATGACGTCGATGATGTTCCGCTTCAGCGTGCGCTCGGTCTTGCCGACCATGAGGAGGGCGCCGGGCGGGCCGGTGCGGATGTACTTCAGCCACACCATGATCGAGCCGATCGTCTTGCCGGACCGGACCGCGCCCTCCCACAGGTTCCCGCGCGCGGCGGCCAGCTGGGTTGCCCGAAGCGCCTTACCGGCGAGGGGAGTGAACATCGTCCGCCCCCTCTCACTCGGCGCCGGGCATCATCCCCCTCAGCCACTGGTCGACAGCTGCCAGGCCCTCCAAGTCCTCGCGCTCCGGCGGGACGAGCTTCAGCGACTTCTCGATCGCGATCCCCGCGGCGGCCATGAGCGACTTCTTCGCGTCCGCGGGCGGCTCGTCGACCTCTTGCTCGGTGTACTTGTTCGCGCTGCCGCCGATGTTGAAGACCTTGGCTGGCTGCCACAGCTGCTCTGTGAGCCGTTCGGCGTCATCCTGGAGCGCCTCGGCGAGCATCGAGCGGCGGTCGGCGAGCTGAGCGATGCGGTGCCGGGTGGCCTGTTCGGTCTGGGTGACGTCGAAGACGAGGCCTTCGGCGGCGACCACAAGGCTCACGGTGCGCTGGGCTCGGCGGATTCGGCGGGCGATCTCGTTCCGGCCGAGGCCTTCGCCGTGCAGGCGGATGATCTCGGCCTTCTCCTCGTCGGTGACGAGGCGCATGTCCTTGCGTACGGCCACGGGGGTCACCTCCGGCGGGGCGTGGAAAGGCCCGGCCGCTCCGGGGTGGGTTCACGGCCGGGCCAGTCTGTGAGTGTGGGTCAGGCTTTCCAGCCCGCATCCAAGCAGGCCTGAGCGAAGGTGTCCGCGCCGAGCTGCCAGGCACTCGCGCTGCCGTTCGCCCCGTTCGCGAGAACGTGCCCGGTGTCGGCGATGCGGTCCGTCTTCGATCCGCGCGCCGACTCGTTGACCTTGTGCGCGAGGTCGAGACGCTCGGTCTTGGTGTTCGCGCCGTCGTTGTAGCCGTGGGCGAAGTCGTCGCAGGCCCGTTGGCCGGCGTCGTCGAGCTTCTTCGGATCGGCCGGCTTGCCGCTGGCGGGCTTCGGGTCGCTGCTCTTGCTGCCGCTGTCCTCGGTGGGCGTGCACGCGGCGAGCGCGAGTGCTGTAGCGGCGATGGCGATGAGGCGGTGGATGCGCATGTTCCCCCCTGGAACGTTGGCGTACGGGAGACATGATGCCTGCCGCGTGCCTTCTGGTTCCGGGGAGCGCCGCCGTTCCGGATTCGAACCGGTGCTGGCCAGCACGGGCGAATAGCCGATCGCCTGTCGGCGGCGTCCCTGCTCGAGGTGGCTTGCCTGGTTCCGGGCATGCCAGATCTGCGGCCATGGTGCGGCATGATCGGCGGTTTTGCAACTAGGTGCACTGAGGAGTGCGAGGGAAGGACAAAGGCCCCGCCCTCAGCAGAGGAGCGGGGCCACTCGGCACCCCGGGCTACGGCGTCGCGGTCGCCTCGTCGAGCAGCTTGTCCATATCGACGTTCCCGTCATCGTCCACCACACCCATATCGTCGATCGTCATCCCCATGACGATCGTGGTGTAGTCGTCCTCCTTCACGTCCTCGCAGGCCTCCGGCTTGGCCTTGTCCCCCTCCGGGCGCGCCTTCAAGGCGGCCACACAGTCTTTGACCGTGTCGTCGTACGACTTCCCCGACGAACATCCGGCGAGCGCAAGCCAGGCAGCGAGCAGACAGACAACAGTGGTGCGGCGCATGGTCCCCCCAAGGACGTAGATGCCGGGGATCGTAGCCGCCGGCACCGACACCCGGCCCGGGAATGAGGGAGGATCCGCTCGCGGGGAGTGCGTACAGCACGAGGAACGGAGGCTACGGCAGCCACTCCTGCAATGTCTCCCAGCCGCTTTCGTGGCGGTGCACGATAACCGGGCGCTCCGTCACGAACCAGTGCCCGCATGGCTTCACGATCGTCCACGTCTCGTGCGCGAGCACATGCCACTGCACCTGCTCCGCGTCACGCCAGCAGTACGGGCAGCCTGGGTACGGCACGGACTCCTCGAACCCGACCCGCATCCGCACGCGCCCGGGCTGCTCGCTGATGTAGGTCTGGCGGTCGTCGAAGGCCTGCGTGAACGCCATGGCCTGCGCCCCGCTGAGCGGTAGTGGGTGGTCGTCCATGCGCTCATCCTCTCGCGCGAAGGCCCACCGCGACGGGGGTTGCACGGTGGGCCTTCATCAGGGGGTGCCAGGCACTACCCGGCGCGCACTTCCAGTGTGGCAGGCCGTCAGGCGTCGTCCTCGTCGAACGCGACCTCAACCTCCTTGATCTTCCCCGACGTCGAAAGCTCCGCCCGCACCGGGTTGTCGCCCGGGACGCCGGCGCGTCGCGCCTGCTTCACGAAGTCGCCGAGCTCGTCGAGGGTCATGTCTTTGTCGTCGCCGTGGAAGGTGAAGGAGGCGGGCATACGGCCATGGTGACGCACGAGAGCCCCGCCGCGGGAGGGGTTCGCGGCGGGGCTCTCGCGTGGTGTCGGCTACTTCACGGTGTGGCGCCGCTGGGCTGCGGAGCGGTCGCGGATGAGGGTGCCTGCTTGGCCGATGGCCTCTACAGCCACCCCCTCTCCCGGCCCCTCTTCCGCACCCGTTGTTGGCGTTGGTGTTGTTGGCTCTGACGTGCAACAACAACCCTCACCATGACCACTCTCAACCTCGGGGGGAGGGGCCGGTATGTCCTCGTGATGCACCCCAGGCCCATTCCCGGCAGACGTGCGCACACCCGCCCGGACGCGGATCCCCTCGTCCTTCAGCAGCGCCTTGACGGCCTTCGTGTCGGCGACCCGAAGCCGCTTGCGGAGCTGCGTGAGGAGGACGCTGTTCCCGCCGCGGCCGAGGTGCTGGAGAGCATCGACGACGTCCGGCGTCTCCTCCTCGTCGGCCTCGTCTTCCGTCTGTCCGTCGCGCCGTCTTGCACGCCACGCCCCTAGCCGGTGCCAGCCGTGGCAGACCAGCAGGCCAGCCACGAAGTACGCCACGTACGGGACCGCGGTGATGACCGCCTTCATGACGAGGACAGCGACGCCAACCAGGACCAGGGCGACGATCGCGCCGCCGATCCGGCTCGGCTCCCCCGCCTCCTCGGTGTCCTGCTCGACGGGCTCCTGCTCGGTTTCGTCGCTCATCAGAACGCCCCGTAGATCTTGTCACCGAGCCAGTTCGCGGCCTCCGCAATCGGTGCCGCCGCGAACCCGGCCACGCCCGCGCTGGTGCCGAGCGTGATCCCGCACCAGGTGCCCATCTTCAGGGCGCTGCCGTGCTTGGACTTCTTCATCGCGGCGATCATCGTGGCGCTCAGGATCAGCACCACTCCCCCGCCGGTCTGCGACAACGGCACGTATGTGGCACCTGAGTTGTGCTGGCCGGACTGGCCGCCGACACCCCAGATCAGGGCTGCGTCTCCGAGCCAGTTGGTGATCCACAGGGTGGTGTCGCCGATCCAGCCGATGAGGCCTCCCACGCCGAGGGTGATGAGGCAGCCGTACGTCCAGGCTGCGAGGAACGGCAGGAGGCGGCCGGCCTGGCGGAGGGGGTCGGAGCGGATGGCCTTCTGGCCGGGCCACCACTGGACGAGGGTCCAGGCGAGGATGCTGACGCCGATGGTGACGCCGCCGATGGTCACGTAGGTCATGGTCAGGGGCTCCAGATGGCCGTGACGGAGGCCACGGCGAGGGTGATGAGGGCAACGGTGCAGGCGGCCGGCCCGAGGTAGAGCAGTGGGGCGCGGCGGGGGGCTACGGCGTGGAGGCCGACGGCGGCGAGGAGCGCGGCCATGGGCCAGAGGATGGCGAGGATCATGGGTAGAACCCCGTGCCTTCGAGCCGCTTGGCGGTGCGGCGGATGCTGTCCGCGACCATGTCCGGACGCAGCCGGACAGCCTCGGACACGAGGTCGTTCATCGGGACTCCGTGGGTGGCGAGAGCGCGGACGAGTTCGGATGGTCCCGCCGCCGCCTCGGCAAGGACGGACAGCGGGTCCGGACTGTCCGGACGCGTGTCCGGGCTGGCCAGAGCGCCAGCGTTGGGGGTCTCGTCCTCTTGTCCGGACGCCGTGTCCGCCTCGGTGTCCGGCTGTCCGGCTGCGTCCGGGGTGGTGTCCGCTTCGGTGTCCGAGTGTCCGGACAGGCCGTCCTCAGGTGTAGCCGGGGGTTCGACGGTGGCGACGGTGATCGCCTGGTTGGCTGCGGTCTCGAACGTGCTCGACTCGATCGCCGGGGTCCCCGTTGGGGCGTGCTCGATGTCGAGGACACCGCTCACCGGGGCCAGGGTCCGGCCGTAGCGGGTGAGCCGCAACGCCATGACCGCTGAGACCGGAGCCTTGCTCCTCCACCGCCGGCCGTACCGGGCGCGGAGCCGGGCGCGCTCGATGAGCCGGGACTGCTCCAGCCGGATCACGTCGTCGTAGGAGCGCAGCTCCCACAGCTTCATGCGCCGCCACAGCCGGAACGTGGAGATCGGGTCGAGGAGCCAGCGGACCATGCGGACGGAGTCCATGTGGCGGCCGGCCGTGATGTCGGCGGTGCGGCCGATCGCGTGCCGGGCGGCCTCGACGACGACCACGAACAGCAGCGGGATCACGGCGTGCATGCCGGTGCCGATGGGGTCGGGCCAGGCGGCCGCGCCGTTGAAGGCGATCGTGGCCGTGGTGAGGAGCCATGCGGTGTGGCGGAGCATGGCGAGCGGCATGCGCAGCCAGGTGAGGAGGAGGTCGAGGGCGAGGAGCACGAGGATCCCGGCGTCGATGCCGATCGGGAAGACCATGGCGAAGGCGCCGAACCCCTTCGCCTGCGCGAGGCGGCGGACGGCGGTGTAGGAGCCGAGGAATCCGATCGCTGCGATCGCTGCGGATCCGGCGGCGACGGCGATGACGAGGCGGCGCTGCAGGGTGGTGAGTCGACGGTCGCCTTGTGGGGTCGTCACGGTGCTCTCCTGGGAGCGGGAAGGGGACCGGCCCCGAGCGCCGTGGGGGTGGAAGCGCGCGGGGCCGGCCGATCAGGGGTGGGTCAGTGGGTGGTCATCCATGTCACGGCGAAGACGCCGGACGCGATGCTGGCGAGGATTCCGAGGCCGTACCAGAAGCGCTCTCCCATGGCGGTCTCTTCAGCCTTTCCCGCGGAACCAGGCGGTCTTGGGGATGTGCCGCCAGAGGTCGTCCTCCCACTCCTGGCCTTCGCGGGCGGCCTCGCGGTTGTTGCGGGAGGGCCTGCCGAAGGTGCTGCTGCGGGGGGCTCGTTCGCGGCGTGCTGCCCGGTCACTCGCGGACTCGCGGCCTTCGTATTGCGTCTCGGCGAGTTCGTGGTCGTTGCCGCCGAACAGCCAGGACAGGGCGCCCATCAGTGACCACCGCCCTGCGGGCCCGGCTGCCAGACCTCGGAGTCGCCCTCGTACGGGTTGATGCCGTGGCGCAGCTGGTTGGCGTGGTCGCGGAGGTCGGCAGCGCACTGGGTCGCGAACCGCTGGGTGGTGCTGTCGCTGTTGGATGCCGCCGTGGCCTCAGCCTGGCTGGCGAGGCGGTCCCGGTCGGCGGCGAGTTCGGTCATCTGAGTGCGGTCGAGGAACACCATCAGTGGCCACCGTCCTGCTCGTCGCTGGCCTGGGCGCGGACGTCGGGCTGTCCCCAGTTCTGGGCGTAGTCGACGGCGGCGCGCTGGTGGAGTTCGGCCACGCTCGCGATCGCGTCTTCGGCGACGGGGGTGGGATGTTGGGGTTGCGGGTCGATACGATCGGCCATGGTCATCTCTCCTGGTGAAGCAGGTGGATGGCTGGCCCGGCAGGGGGCGCAACCCCTGCCGGGCCGTTCTTATTGGTCAGCAGCGTGGGCTGCCTGATGCCGACTGTACGGGATATCCCGTACACTGGCAACGCGACCTGCCCACGGAAGGGACAGGGCATGGAGAAGGAGGTGCAGCGCGTGCTGGATGCTCTCGCGGGTCTTGGCGAGATCGAAGATCCAAAAGCGCGCGCGCTCGCTGTGGCGAGGGTGCTCAAGGAGTGGCCCGAACACAGCAAAGCGCTCCGCGAGGTTCGGCGGCAGGCGGTACTGGAACTGCTAGAGCCCGACGACGCCTCCGTACGGAAGGTCGCGAAGGAACTCGGCGTGTCGCCAACGACGATCCAGGACCTGACAGCGGGTTACTCGCGGTCCGGGAGAGATCGGGTCAAGAAGGACGCGGAGGAGTAGCGGTGGCGAGGAACGAGTACCACTTTGTGATCACCGTGCAGGGGGTGAACGGTGACGGCAACCTTGTGCACCGCTCTCTACATGGCCTGGTGATGCCCAGGCGCGGCGAGACTCGGCAGGAGCTGTACGCCCGCCTGTTCCGCGAGGCATGTAGCGCGGCGAGCCTCGATAATCCAACGACGCTGTTCTTCGATCTCGCGCCGAATGATCTGTGAGGGGTGACGACTGTGGAGGATCTCGCACGCTGGCTCGGTGAGCAGCTCGACGCGGAGGCTGAGGAGGCGCGACTGACGGCCGATGCGTTCGGCGCCGTGTGGACGAACAACGATGCGATGGAGTCCGTGAGCAGCGACACGGGCGCGGACGTGGTGTCCGAGTCGTATACGCCGCGTAGCTTCATCGCCGACCACGATCCGGCGCGGGTGCTGCGCGAGATCGACGCCAAGCGGCAGATCGTGGATGCCTACCTGCCACCCGGGTCCGATCCACACCCGGGGCTGCCGTGCATCAACTACGAGGGGCAGCGGCCCATCCATTACGACGACACCGAGGCGTGCTGGCGGCATCTGGAGTCCAGTAAGCGGCTGCTCCACCACGACTACGTACTGCGCCTGCTCGCCGCCGTGTACGCGGACCGGCCCGGCTACCGCGAGGACTGGCGGCCGTAGCCCTGAACGCAGAAGAGCCCCGGCCGCTGTTACCCGGCCGGGGCTCTCTGCTGTTCTTCCTCGTCCCGTCAGGATGTCACGGCCACCCACGCCACGACAGCGAGAGCCGCGAACAGCAGACACCAGCCGAGCATCTGGGACACCCGCCGCCTCATGCCGCCACCCCGGCCTCGGTCCACACTCGACCGCACCCGGTGCAGTGCGCGAGGGGTGGCCGGCCTTCGCCGCCGTGGATGTCGATCGCTCCGCCGCAGCCGCATCGCCGTTCCAGGGTGCGGGACTGCGAGGCGATGTCGAGGGCCCGTTCGACGCGTTCGGCGGCGCCGGCCGCGACCTTCCCGATCCGAGTGGCCTCCTGCTCGGTGATGCGCCGGCACGGACCAGGCGCGCGCTCGAGGCGGGCCAACAGCCACAGCGCGGCGTACGGGGCGGTCCGCTGTCCGGTGTAGCGCCAGCGTCGCGGGTCTCGCTGGTCGGCGAGGGCGAGCTCGGTGCGGCGCTTGCGGTCGTTGTGGGCGATGCGGGCTTCGCGGAGCGTGCGGTAGTCGGCGCGGCGGGCGGCCGGGATGGAGATCGGGGCGCGTTGGGCGGTGCGGGCGATGTCGTCGGCGCAGGCGACGAGGGCGGCCTCGACGACGCGCATGGTGTCGAGGATGTGGAGGCGGACAGGGGTGGGCCGGTCGCCGAGCTGGATCGGGTCGCGTTCCAGGGAGCGGAGGTGGGCGGCCTGGTGGCGTTCGTACTCCAGCTGTTCGGCGTCGGCTTCGTCGAGGCGGGCGAGGTAGCCGCGGAGGCCGAGGCCGAAGGCTCCGACCTGGACGGGTTGTCCGGCGGCTTCGTGGAGGTCGGTCCAGTGGAGTGCGGTGGTGCGGAGGTGGGTGGCGGCGGTGGTCATCGTGCATCCCCTTGGTACGTAGGGCGGTACAGTGACGATCACCAGGGGGCGTGCCGTGGAGCTGGGGAGTTCGTAGGCACGCCCCTTCGTCGCGTGCTGGGTCAGGCGCCTCGGCCGAGCCGCCCGGTGCCGGAGAACGGCTGCGGCTGCGGCTCTCGCGGCTTGTCGGCAGGGTTGAGGCGCTGGCGAATCCATTCGGCGTCGGACTCTGCGACGTGTGCACCAGCGGACCGGGCCACGTGGATCGTTGTGGGCTGACCGTCACCGTCACGCTCGGGGCCGACGTGGGCGTTCCACTGCTGGGAGCCTTGGTCGGCCGGGGTGTGTCCGTCGGGGCAGTGCTCGCATTCTCCGACCGGGGCGGGCTCGGGGTCGTCCCAGACGATTGCGGTGTGGCCGCCGTGCCCGTGGACGTGTTCGGCGTCGGCGACTCCGTGGTCCCAGAAGACGACGCTGGGGCGTTCGCCTACCCAGCGGACGGAGGCGGTGCCGTCGGGCCAGAGGATGCCGTCGGCGACGCGGCCGGTGCCGGAGACGCCGGTGATGTCGGTGGTGCGCTGGAGGTGGAAGCGGCGGGGCTGGTCCATCAGTTCTCCTCTGGCGAGTTGGTGCGCGGCGCTACGGGGTTGCCGTCCTGGTCGATGACGCGGGCCTGCTCCTCAGCGCGGTCGATCTCCTCCCGCAGGTGTGCGCGACGGACCGGGACGTCGATGCGGCCGGAGAGCAGCGGCATGGCGAAGACCATGGCGTCGAAGGCGTCGTGTCGTCGGTATGCCTCGTCGCGCGGGTCGGGCTGTTCCTGGTGCAGCTCGACGGACTTGATGCCGGGCACCTCTTGCCACTCGCCGTCGTCGCCGAGGATCTCCATCCGGATCGTCATCGGTTCCTCGCGATCTCGCAGCGCCCGACCTCGGTGTGCTGCTCCGAGCACTCCGGCCCGCACTGCTGCATCAACTCGACGGTGTGCGCGGCGATCCCCTCGTACTTCTCCTCCGTGGTGTGGCCGTTCCACTGCGCGCGCGGATCGTCGGCCTCGACGGCCTCAAGGTGGGCGAACAGGTCGGCGTCCCGGGGGCTGATGTGCCAGCTCGCCTGTCGGCCGCCGATGGTGAGGTAGGTGATCTGCCAGCCGGGCTCGTCGACGTCGGGTGCGGGGGCGATGACTGCGCCGGGGGTCATGGCGGCCAGCAGGGCTACGAGGTGGGCGCGTTCGCGGTACGCGCCGTCCCGTTCGGTCTCAGCCCTCTTGGCGGCGGCCTCCCAGTCGGGTTCGTCATCGGTGTCGTCGCTGTTGAGGTCGAAAGCACTCCAGCTCATGCTGACAAGCGGGGCCGCGACTTCGGCAGCGACGACCTCCCCGACGCGGGTGGCGACGATGGACGGCTTGTCGTCACTGGCGAACATGAGGGTGAGAGCGATGCGGGTGTCGGTCATGGTCACTCCTGGGTCTGGTCGGTGGGCGGGAGGATCGCGTTGTGCAGCTCGGCGAGGCGTTTGTCCCACCAGCGGGACATCGGCGTGCCGAGCGGCGGCGGGCCGGCCTTGACCCACTGCTCGTAGAGGGCGATGACGCGCTGCACGGTGGCCCCGGAGTCGCGGGCGAGCTCGGCGGTGGTGGACGCGAGCGGCAGCACGACGTCCAGCACCGCATTTGCCACGGCCCGGCGCGCGGACAGCGGCAGCCACTCCCCGCTCTCGCGTAGGGCAGGGGCGACGGCGTTGAAGGCGAGCGCGCGCAGCTGCTTGGCGTCAGGGTCGGCGTGCTCAGCCTCGAACTTCTTCTTCGCGGCGCGAACGATGTCGGCGGCGAGTTCCTTCTCTCGCTCGGTCAACTCGCCCTGGCCGCGCACAACGATCGTCTCGCCGTCGACCTCGATGGGGCGGCAGGTGTCTTCGGGCTCGGTCACTTCTTCCTCCGTGCTGCGCGGGCGAGGGCACGCCGTTCGGCCCGCCCCGGCCGGGGATCAGGAGCGTCGTCGGGGATGACGACCTCGGTGCGGGGGCGGTCCCAGGTGTTGCCCGGGGCGGGCGTGTGCTCGCCCCGGGGACTCGACGACGGGCCGCTCACGCCACGCTCCGGTCGTCGAAGCCTGCGGTGATCTCCTCGAACGCGTCCCGCTCGGTCGGGGTGAGGCGGTAGGTGTCGCGGCGGGCGAGCGGCGGCCGCGTGCAGTTGGCTCCGTGGGCCTTGCCTTCGGAGTGCTTCCAGAACTGGCAGCACGGGGGCGGGACTTCGGCGAGCGTCTCGTCGTCGAGGCGGGCGGCACGGCGGGCTTGCTCGTGCCGGGCCCGGACGGTCTGGTCGTGGTGCTTGCGCCCGGCGGCGAGGACAAGGAGGAGGAACGCCCCGTAGGCGAGCGCTGCCATGGGGAACCAGTTGTGCTCCCAGCCGGACCATGCGGCGCCGGCGGTGAGGGCGAGCGCGCCGAGTTGGAGTGTGGTGGCGGGTCGGGGCATCAGGCTGCCTCCTTGTCGGTGTGGGCCCATGCGGGCGTGGGGCGCTGTGGGGCTGTGTGTGGGCTTCGAGGTTCCTGGGGTTGCTCTGGCGTGAGTTCGGGCCGGAGGTGATCGCGGAGCCGCGCGCACGCGGTCTTCATGCCGCGCGCGACGGTGAGGATCGCGGCGGCGATCGCGGTGAGGACCAGCGCGCAAGCTGCGGCGAACACGAACAGCCAGGCGAGGGCGGCCCAGCCGAGGGTGATGAGGGTGTCGATGGCGTCGGCGATCACGACGGCTCCTCGGCGCTGACGCGGCGGTCGAGGTCGCGCTGCTCGATCTCGGCCCGGAGCGCGGCGTAGAAGTAGTGCCCGTCTGGTGGGAACGTCCGGTCGCTACCGGGCCACTCGGCGAGCGCAGCATCGGTCTCGTATTCGGCGGCGATGGTCTCGGAGGAGAAGCCGCAGGCGTTGAGTTCACGGGCCACAGTCAGGCCTCCTTCGGCTGCTGCGCCTGGTGGTGTCCGCACTGGCAGATCTCGGCCGGGCACTTGCAGACCAGCTGCGGCGCCCCACCAGCAGGCGGGGTGTGTGTGGTCTCGACGGCGAACGTCGTCGTGTTGCGGACGAGGCGGAACGCCCACTTGCTGCCGGAGTGCTCGATGACACGGTCGTAGTCCTCGCGGGCCTCGGCGAGGTTGTCGCGGTCGGCGAGCCAGCGCTGCCAGTGGCCTCGACGGTGGGTCTGGATGGTCCACGTGGTCGACGGCTCGTAGGGCGGCGTGGCGAGGGCGAGTGCGCCGGCGGGGAGCACCTCGCGGCCGACGTACACGGCGACCGCCAGCGTCAGCTCGGAGACCAGGTCGTCGGTGCCGCCGGGGCCGAGGCGGACGGGGATGGTGTGGACCTTGTCGGCGATGACGGCGGCGAGGGGGCCGAGTTCGGCGAGGAGTTCGGTGTCGGTGGGGCGCGGGGTGTCAGCCACGGCTCGTCTCCTGCGGGATCAGGACGTCCACGCCGCACTGCCCGCACACGCCGCCGTCCGGGAGATCCTCGGACGTGAGCGGGGTCAAGCCCCACCAGCGCAGCCCGTGTTCGCGGCACCACAGCGAGGCAGGCTGGTCGGGGTTGCGGAACGCGACGACGTCCGGGGCGGGCACGCGCTCCTCGGCGGTGGGCAGCAGGCCGGCGGCGGCGCGGCGCAGGAGTTCGTTGAGCATTCCGCCGGTGCCGGGGATGCCGTGGGCGACGATCGAGTTGTACATCGGAGCGGGCGGCATCTGGATCTCGCAGGTGATGCCGCAGTACTCGTGTTCGCCGTTGGCGTGGGCCTGTTCCTCTTCGTGGTGGGCGCAGAGTTCGCCGTCTTCGCAGGGGTTGGGCTGGCTGCACGGGGTGGGCGCATCGGCAGTACGGTCCAGCAGGGCGGCGGTGATGAGTCCTCGGTACTCCAGGGCGCTCCGGCCTACGACGTGCTCTGTCTCCAGCACGGTGCGCACGCGGCGCAGTGCGGCAGCCGAGCCGGCGGAAGGGTCGGGATGGGGGCGGCCGGTGAGGTATGCGCGGAGTTCGGCGAGGGCTTCGCGGTCGGCTTCGTCGAAGAGGCTGGTGGGGTCGGTCATGGCCTTGCTCCTGGGTGATGTGGTGGGATCGGGGTGGCCGGCCCGGCGGTGACTCCAACACCGCCGGGCCGTGCTGCTGCTCATGCGCAGATCACGCACCGGTGATCCGCGATCTCGTTGTCGTGGCAGCGGTCGACGCAGCCGCGGCAGTACGGCGTCAGGTGGTACCGGGCGCGCCCGTCGAAGCTGGTGTCGGCCGGGTCGAACGGCTGGCGGCATTTGCCGCACGCTTCGGCTGGCTGCGCGCTCGGCGGGTCGCAGTCCTGCGCACCGGCGAGACGGGCCGTCGGGCACGGGTACGGCACGGTGGGGTCCTCGTCGGGCCCCGCGTCGCCGTTGATGCACACCGGGCAGGGGCCCATCGGGGAGTCCTTGTGCAGGTGCCGGATCTCCTCCAGCACACCGCGCAGGCGGCCGATCTCGGCGAGCAGCTCCGGCACCGCGGCCCGCGCCGTCGCGATGAACTCGGCAAGGTGCGCCCCGTAGTCGGGCACCTCGCAGACGAGCCCGGCCAGCGGGTGATCGGTGGCGTACTGGACGCGCCAGACGTCGTCGTCCATGTCGGGGTGGACGGTCCAGGGCGGGCCGTAGACGGTGGGGATGGACTCGCGGATCTCCTGCTCGCGTTCGGCGCTGAGCGGGGTGGGGTTGGTCATCGGGGTGTCCTTTCGGTGTGTCGCGCGTGGGCCGCTGTAACCGGGTGTCACGCGGTGGGCAAAGTGCGGCGGCGAATGGTGATTCCGGGCCCGGTGTCGATGCCGTCGTCGTGCCGCTCGATGAGTTCGAACCCCGTGTCGTAGCCGTCCACCGGGTTCTGCGGCACCCACTCCAGACGGCCCGGCTCGTCCTTCTCGGACCGCAGCCACGCCTCAGCAGCGCCCTTCGCGGCGGCCTCGGAGTTGGCGTAGCCGATGAGGTAGTCGGAGACGTTGCCGGGCTCGTACATGGCCTCCCAGGCGGGCAGCACGGTGTCGAGGCCGGGGTCACGCGGGGCGTCGACGGGAAGCCACTGCTGGGTGACGACCGGTCGCTGCTCGACCTCGACGGCGCGGATCGTCTTGCCGTGCCGCATCCACGGGTCGATGCCGTCCTGGTGCTCGGTGGAGCCGACCTCGTAGGTGACCTGGTAGGCGTCGCCGGTGTCGGGGGCGCGGAAGACGAGCTCGTGGACGTCGGTCCAGCGCTCGGAGCCGACGAGTTCATTGGACAGTTCCGAGGCGCAGGTGTCGTCGCCGTCGAGTTCGAACGGGACGCCGATCTCTTCCAGCTGCTCGCGGGTGAAGTGGCGGACGGTCACGATCGCTCCTTACTGACTTCAAGGTCAGTAGTGGGTGGGGTGTGGGTGGGGTGGGTCAGGCGGCGTTGTGGGGCTGGTCGGACGGCGGACCAGGGCAGTCCCGCACCCGGGGCCGGGCGAGGCAGCTGCTTCGCTGCCCATGGGGAGTGCGCGTCGCACAGCCAGCCCTGGACGTAGAAGCGGAGCTCCCCGTCGTGCGGTCCGAGGCGGGCGGGGCACGGCTCCGGGATGCGGCTGCTCACGCCGCCCTCCCGAAGATCGCCTGGTACTTGGCGTCGGCTCGGCGCATCGGCTCGTCGGTCGCGCAGGCCGGCGCCACGCACCAGCCGAGACCGCACTCAGGCAGGACACGGCCGACCGGCTCCCGGCCGTGCTCGATGGTGAAGGCGATCCGGCGGGCGCCGTAGTTGCGCTGCCGGTAGACGAGGTTCGCGGTACCGCAACGGATGCCGCCGTCCCACCGCATGTGGCCGCCGAGTACGGGCTTTGCGTGGGCGGCCCACCGCTGCTCGAGGGTGAGTGCGGGCTCCGGCATGTACGACGGGAGGTCAAGCTCGGCGCGGATACGACCGACACGCTGTGGGTTGATGTGGAGACAGCGGCCGATCTCTCGGTTGGAGTGTCCGTCACGCAGGAGGCGGACGATGTCGGCGCGGGACGCGCCGCGGGGGCCGGGCATCAGGCGAGCACCGCCTTCACGTGCTGCGCGGCCCACGTCGCCACGTTCACGGGCACGGCGTTGCCGACCTGTGTCTTCTGCTGGGCAGGCGTGCCGGCGAGCACGTGGTGCGGTGGGAAGCCTTGCGCCTTGGCTTTCTCGGCGACGGTCAGCGGCCGGTAGGCGCACTCATCGACCGTTCCGCTCGCGTTCGGCCGGACGAGGTAGTGGTGGTTGCCGCCCTGCGCCGACAGGGTGCCGATCGGCGAGCCGAGGGAGGCCGCGGTGCCGTTCTTGCGGAGGGTGACCATGAACGGCTTGCCGCCGAAGCGGTCGATGCCGATCTGGACGCGGTCTCGGGTGGCGTCTGCGTACGGCACGCGCCGTTGACCCTTGAGGTAGCCGTTGCCGAATCGGTCCCCTTCCACCGAGGCGTCGATGACGTCGCGGATGCCACGGACGACGGGCTCGACGCGCTCGTGGCATCGGGGCGTGGGGCAGATGTAGTGGTACTGGTCGCCGTACTCTCCGACCTTGCGGACGAGGTGGTCGGTGGTCCAGTTCTGGATCCCCTGCACCGGACCGCAGTTCGAGCACAGGGTGTCGGGGCGCGGCCGCAGGTCGGGCACGCGGCCGATGTCCTTTCGGACCATGGCCCACACGAGGCGGTCACGGGACTGCGGGAGCCGCTCGTAGCCGGTGCCGTGGATGTGAGCGGCGTTCACGCTGGCGAGGGCGACGTTGTAGCCGAGCGCATCCCACACGTGCAGCCACGCGTCGAACAGCGACCGGTTGCGCTTCATGCCGAACGCCGGGACGTTCTCCCCGACGTAGAACAGGGGCCGGTGGACCTCGGCGTACCTGATCGGGTCCCAGGCCGTCATACGGGTCCGGGACCACTCGGCGGCCTTGGCCTGCTCGCTGTCGTCGACGCCGAGCTCAGCCTGTGCCTTGGGTGCGGCGTTGCCGCCGGCCGGGGTGACCTCCCAGCAGATCGGGGAGCCGACGATGCCGTCCGCCTTCGGGACGCTGCGCATGTCGAGGTTGTTGATGTCGCACTGTTGGGCGCGGATGCCGGGCCAGTTGGCCTTGGCGGTGTCGACTGCGGGCTTGGCGTGGTTGGCGGCGTAGAGGGCGTGATAACCGGCGTTGTCGAAGCCGCGGAGGTCGCCGCAGCCGCCAGAGAAGAGATGGACGGTCGTGGTCATCCTGTGGTCACCGCCTGGCGGGCGGGCCACTGGAAGGCGGCGTGCTGCGTGGGGGTGAGTTCTTGGATGACGAGGGTGAGTTGGCCGCCTTTGACGATGGGGCCGATGCGCATGTCGGGTCCGACGAGCCGGGTGTGGTCGTCGTCTTCGAGGACTCCGGCGTCGATGACTCCGTCGACGGCGGCTTTGAAGCTGGGGTACCAGTTCGCGGGGTCGGCGCGTCGCCGAGACGGAGGGTGGAGCACTCCGAGGATGTATGCGCGCTGGAGGAGGGGGCCGCTGCCGGCGGTGATGAGAGCGTCGCGCATGGTGGGGTTTTCGCTGCACGCGTTCATTGCGGCCGCGCGGAGGGCGCGGGTGATGTCGGCTCGTACGCGGTGGTGGGGCCTCTGGTTGGAGTTGAGGAGTTTCAGTCCGGGTGGCAGGGCCA